CAGCACAAGACGCACAAGCCATGCATGGTATTGACGTTGAAGCTGAAATCATGGCAGCACTTGCACAAGAAATCACAGCTGAAATTGATCAAGAGATCCTACTTTCTCTTCGTTCATTAGCAGCTACTGAGTTCACATACAACCAAGCAACTGTATCAGGTACAGCTACTTTCGTTGGTGACGAGCATGCAGCACTTGCAGTTCTAATCAACAGAACAGCTAACTTGATCGCTCAGCGTACACGTCGTGGCGCAGGCAACTATGCTGTTGTTTCTCCTGCTGCACTTACAGTGCTCCAGTCAGCTACAACTTCAGCTTTTGCTCGCACAACAGAAGGCACATTTGAAGCACCAACAAACACTAAGTTTGTAGGTACATTGAATGGCACAATGCGTGTATTCTGCGATAGTTATGCAGCAGACACAACTCCAGTACTTGTTGGATACAAAGGTGCAAGTGAAACAGACGCTCCAGCGTTCTATTGCCCATACGTTCCACTAATGAGTTCAGGCGTTGTTCTGGATCCAAGTACATTTGAGCCAGTAGTATCATTCATGACACGTTACGGTTACATTGAACTTACAAATACAGCATCATCATTCGGTAACGCCGGTGATTATGTTGGTGAGATTGCAGTATCTAACTTGTCATTCTCATAAGCCTAAAACAAACCTGCTTTGCAGGGAGAAGAAACAGCACCTTCGGGTGCTGTTTTTTTATGGATATTTTACTGAGAGGTAACTATATGCATGTTCTTACTTGATGATTCTAAATATCTACAACATGTAGCCACAGCTGACAATCATATATTTTATACAGATGGCATAATATCAAGGCAAGGACCCGGTCATGTATCTTGGTTACGTGATATGTGTAGACGCCCTACGCTGTTTATGACCATAAACAGAAAACATTTTATAACACAAATAGAGCCAACTATTGATATATTGCTTGACCAATATCCTCAGATACAACAAGTTCTTTTTGATCACACCGGAGATCCAGTATATGACCGTAAGCTCGCAGGCTACTTGAATAATTGGGCTAAGAAAAAAGGAATACGCACATTGTTTGCTACCTCAAACTGGACCAAGCAACAACACAGCGATCTTATTGAAATATTTTCCGTCAACATGTTAATCACAGTACGAAGCATAAAAACGACACTTGATTTATCTCCAAAGAAATATCAATACAGTTGTTTAAATCGCAATCCTGTATGGCACAGGCTTTTATTTTACACTATGCTTAAACAAAGAGATTTACTCAATCAGTCTGTGTACACATTTTATGACCACGATCCGTATACTGGCAAAAAACTTACTCCTGAATATTATTTTCGGAGCAAAGAACTGTTTGGAGATTACTACAGTGAGTGTATGGAAAATATCGGCGATTTTCCGTTATCATGGCCCGATGATCCTCAAGGCGAAAACGATCTTGGAATTGATCATCCTGCTTATCGTGATACACAGTGTAACATAGTAACTGAATCAGCAGTTGATGTAGAGTTTACCAGTGAGAAAATATGGAAACCTATTGCGGCAGGGCAGTGTTTTCATGTTGTAGGCAGTGCTAAGACAAATGCCTGGTTAAAAAGTTTTGGCTTTGAAACATTTGATTTGGATTATGATAGTACTGTAAACAGTATAACACGTTTAGAACAAGTTGTCAACCAGTTAAGCAACGACACTATGTGGACACCCGAAAACTTAGATAAAATTTCTCATAATTATCAGTTATTTTTTAGTGGAGCAGTTGAAAAAACTATTTTAGATCCGTTGGTTGCTCTCTTAGATCAGTAAAATTTACTAAATAACTGTAACATAACGCAATGATGCGTTTTATGCGGAACACCATCCGCGTAGTAGGCTAGAACCTACATCGGACTTCTATAAAGGAGAAAACAACATGGGACGTCCTCTCAAAATTAAAAAATCAGCAACCACTGACATTGGTTTCAACAATCCAGGTGATGATTCATCACCAAGAATACCATCCGGCGAACTATACTTTGGTCAAGTTGGCGGAGACACAGCTTTAGCATCAAGCGACAATCCAGTCACATCATGCCGTGTCAAAATTGGCACAGTGGCAGAAGCTGACGGTTATATCATCCGTCAAAAAGGTGCAACCAAGTATCTAGTTGCTGATGCAACTGGTGTTACAGCCGGTTCGTTTATTACTGGTAACACATATATTATTACTGCACTTGGCAACACTGATTTCACTCTTGTTGGTGGACCTAGTAACGCAGCAGTTGGCACAACATTTGTAGCCACTGGCGCAGGTACAGGTACAGGCACAGTAGATACAATTGGTACATGCATACTGGCCGACCTAGCTGATGCAGCCTTAACAGCTGATACAATGACAATAACTTATTCGGATGTTGGATCATCACAAGTTCGCATCAAGCGCATGACCAACAGATATGCAATCAACTTTGCTAACGCTAGAGTTGTAGTTAACTACTTTAACATCCTCGATGATACAGTTGAGAAGTCAGGTGCTGATAAAGACACAATGACAGGTGCTGTAACAACTATTGATGTAGTACAGGTTGAGAATCCAATCTACGGTTAATAAACACTTTTTAACTAACCAAACCCCCATTGTAATAACTACAATGGGGGTTTTCAATGAGCGCAGCATTTATATTAGGAAACGGCAGAAGCAGATTAGTACTCGATCTCAACAGTTTAATGGAACTTGGTTCGGTGTTCGGGTGCAACGGGTTGTACAGAGATTTTACACCTCACTGTTTAGTAGCCACTGACAGGCCTATTGCTGAAGAAATACAAAATTCTGGATATGCAGAAAAACACAGATTTCATACACGCAAGCCCATTGAAAGTCTTGGTGGCAAGTTTTTAGTCAAAGAATACAAAGGTTTTAGCAGCGGACCAAATGCCGCTGCACTTGCTCTTGTTGACGGTCACAGCGACATATACTTGATAGGTATGGATCTTGGCAGTACAAATGGCATGTTCAACAACATTTATGCAGGCACGCAGTTTTACAAAGAAGAACTTACCGGACAAACATTTCCTGGCAACTGGATAAACCAAATTGTTAAACTCACTGAAGACTTTGAAAGTAGACAGTTTTGGAGAATCGAAGGACCTGAAAGTGCATTTGTTCCGCAGTTTAATAAAATACCAAACATGAGGATTTTGTCAATGGACAAGTTTATAGAGAAGGTAAATACTGCTAGAGGTCCACTATGAACACAAAGAAAAGAATTGACGGCGATTACTACATTGAAACTATAAACGCTGATGACAGGGTTTATATACAGACAAACTCTATGGAGCTTGACGGAAACCTAACGGTATCGGGTAATATAACCTATATCAATACTGAAACTCTTGATATCAAAGATCCGTTTATTATGTTAAACAGTAGTAATACGGCAACATATGCTGCCAACTCTGGTGTGCTTACACACAAAACAGCAAGCTCATTTGCTGGCATTAGATACAGTGTTGCCGCAGGTTATTGGGAATTAAGTACCGACACCAGTGAAACTGGAGAAACTGGCACATGGACAGAAATTGGAACAGCAGTTGCTGGTAGTGTTGCAGGAGCAAATACACAAGTACAGTTCAACAATGCTGGCAATTTTGGTGCTAGTGCAAACTTTACATTTACAGATACCAGTCAACTTAATGTTGGTGGAAATATAAATGTTACCACTGGATTGCAACTTGCAGATAGTGCCGCACCTGGTGCAGTTACAAATACCACTGTCCTGCACGGTGGCATAGCAGGTAGTGGTGGAACAGGCGTTTACTTTGTAGATGGATCTACAACAGATGAACTAGTAAGCAAAAGCAAAGCTATTGTTTTTGGAATTATATTTTAAGGAAAAACGATGACAATACAAACAACTGCCGTAACAAATAGTGCAACTACAGTGTACACAAGTACTAATAATACTGCAATCACTTATATGCAATTAACAAATGAAACTGCTGGTGCATTGACAGTTGACATCCACGTTATACCAAGTGGAGATAGTTTGTCAAACACAAACCTAGTTGCAAAAACACTTAGCATTGCAGCCACTGACAGTTATCAATTATACACAGGTGGCGAAAAACTACTGCTTGCGAATGCCGATACAATCCAAGTCACTGCAAGTGCAGCCACAGGAATAAATTCAGTAGTATCATTTACGGCTATCTAAGATGGCAGGTACATTTCTAAAAAATAGAATATTACCAAGTGGAGAAAGCGGAGTGGTTGTTCCTGGCGGACCAACTGCGGATCGACCAGACAATCCAATATTCGGAGTTTTTAGATATAACACCAGCACAAACACTATGGAATTTTTCAATGGGACAGTTTTTCAAACACTTGCAAATACCGGCGAAGCAAACATCACAGTTGATAGTTTTACTGGAGACGGGTCAACGCTAACATTTACACTTGGCGTCGCTGCAAGTGCGGCTGATCAAATCATTGTTTTTATATCAAACATTTACCAACAACCAAGTACATACAGTATAACTGGTGGCGGCAATGATATAACATTAACAGAAGCACCCTTATTAAACGAAGCAATTAACGTTATTCAAGGTATTGGTTCTACTCCGTAATCTATCGATAAATACTGCAAAGTTTAAGGATAGAAATTTATGGCCATTGCAAGAGTTACCGGCGCCGCACTCGCAGACAATCTTGAAAGAACAGCTAACATAGCAGTCGACACAAGTACGCTGTTTGTAGATGTGATAAACAACAGAGTTGGTATTGGCAGCAACACCCCAACAGTTACACTTGACGTAGCTGGTAGTTCAAATATTGCAAATATTTCTATTGCAGGAAATGCTATTTCTGCAGAAAGTACACTTGATTTAACTGGCAGTGCAGTAAATCTTGGAGCCAACAGTGCTATTACAATTACAGGTGGAACCACAGGACAAATTCTTAGCACCGACGGTGCAGGAGCCCTAAGTTGGGTTAACAGTGCAAACTTATCCAGTGTATTAGGTAACACAGTTCAGTTAGGAACTCCTACAGACGGAGATCTTACTGGCAACGTTGCATATGATGGCTGGACAACCACCACAGTGGTAACTGACGGCTTAGATGATCTCAATCAAGTTGCACTTAACATTGCAAACAGCACATTTGTCGGCCAGACTAGTTTTACAGGAACGCCTGTTGCTGGGCCAAGTCCTCAAACAGTAAGTTTTACTGGAACATACATTGGTAATGCAAATGGGTTTGAATGGAACTTTGGAGATGGTAACACTGCAACCACACAAAATCCTAGCCACACATACTCCAATGTCGGCGGCGGACAATTTACAGTACAATTTACTGCAAAGAACACAAACGGAACATATGATGGAAATATAGCTGCTGGAGCAAAAGGCTCAGCAGACAGTTTTACACGAACTAATTATATAACACTTTATACACCAACTCCGGCCCCGAGCTTTACTATCACAGACAGCACCATTGATAGTGGCGCACAAGGTGAGATTAACAATACATCAACCAATGTAACAACCAGTTATGAATTAGACTGGGGCCAAGGTGCTAATATTGTACCAGCATTGAGTTGGACAACATTACAAAATACATACACCAATTCGGGAGGTGATACTCAGTACACAATTGTTCTTGCTGGTACATCAAATACTGCTGGTCCTAGCCCAGTAACAGTTTATAGCAGTCCTGGAGTAATAGATGTTTTCAGTCTGATGACAACAACTTCAAGTGCTAGTTCTACAACCATTGTAAACGAAGAAGCAACATCAGGCGGTGTTGTAACTTTTACAAATAGTACTGCAACAGATCCAGGAACAACTGCTGTATTTGGTGCTGGACAACAGTACAGATGGACTTGGGGTGATGGAAACGTCAGTGCGGTAAACATACAATCAGGTGTTGCTGGAAATCCTGGAACAACATTAAATCACACATTTGCATTAAGCAGTGGTAATCAAGCAAGTGGTACTTCGGAAACATTTAACGTGCAACTAGCAACCGAAACTGGAAGCACCAGCAGTCCTTTTAATGCAGCCAATATTGCAATTGTAGTTGAGCCAGATATACGCAGTATCTTTACAGGAACAGCAGTTACAGTCAGTGACAGAACAGGCGATACTGCACAAGACGGTTACTTGTTTACAGATTACAGATCAGGAGTTGAAACAGATAGAGGTTTAATAACTTTTATTAATAATAGTCAAAATGTTACAACAACTAATTTTACATTTGGCGACGGTAATACAACAGGTAATATCACAAGTGGAGCAGGAACTCCAGGAGCTGCTAATATAACAAACAGTTATGGTAGTGTATCAAGTTTCACTGTTGCATTAACTTCGAGTGGAACTCCAATTAGTATTGCACAAACTGATACAGAAACAAAGTCAAATTATATTACAATTAAGGCGAACCCAAGTTCGCCTACACCACTCAGTGGCAAGACACTTAGTTTAGCAGACGGTAGCCAAGGCACAAGTCCTCTGTTAGCTGCAAGTGCTACCGACAACAGCGGAGGAAACATACCAGCAGCCGGCTCTGGTATTACAAGATATACAACTGCCGATCCTATTAATACAAATAACGTAACTGATGCAAACACTTCTATATCTGGAACACTATCCGCTACATTTAACAATGCAGAAGTTGGCAATGTAACATTTACTGCTGGCGGCGATGCAGCTGGAACCTACACAGATTTGATAGTTGTAAACGACGGCGATGCACATGATGAGATTAGTGCAAGCACATATCCAACAGGATTTGCTAAAGTGTTTGATGCTAGATGGCAACGTGCATTAAGTGGTATAAGCACAGGATATAGTGATCTAAGTTTGAATCATACCAGTGCAGGAAACACAAATACAATTGGCTTTGTAAAAGACACAATGACAGATGTTCCAAGTGTAGTACAAGGTAGTGCAGTAGTTGCAGAAGGAACTGCAGGAACCTATAGATACATTTCTGGTGTACCTTACTATAATACAGGATCTCCAACAATCACTATCACTGGATTAGCAGTTGGCGATCTGGTTGGACAAACCTATAGAAATACCAGTACACCAATTCAATTTACAACAGGAACACTTGCTGAAAGCACAAGCGGAACAATCTTCAGCACTCAAACAAAAACCTATGCACAAATTGACGGATCACCTACATTTTTAACTGGTGGTATACCAATTGCTCAGACAGGTGTTGCAAGCGATTACACAATGGGCACAATTACTGCATCTGTAAATGGAAGTGCAAGAGCAGTTGGATACATAGATGCACAAATGTTTAACGTAAACGGATCTAGTAGTGTTGTTGATATAACCAACAAGTACATACAGATCTACAGCGCAAGTTTAACCGGATTTGATGAAGGAAACATTCCAGTAGCAGATGCTCTTGGCAGTGTATATGATGATGATGGTGTTAGAATTGAAGGACTTGGTAGCGCCGCTGACAACCCTGCGTTTAGTAACTCAACAAACTATTATACTGATAATGCTTGGTCAGGTGCCGAAACAATAGCAGGAACCAGCGAAGCTGTGGTAAGATGGGGAACATTAAAACATTTTACCACAGATCTCAGCAGTGGGTATTTGCCAATAGGGCCTGATCTCAATACAGGTCGAACAGGCACACAATACTTTACTTTTGCGTTCAGGAGAGCTACTGTTGCAAACTTTGATATTAGTTTAAACAGTAGTACAGGTATTACAGGATTGTGGATTGCAGCACCTAATACAGTAATTGATGCAGCAAGTTCTCTTAATGGATGGATTGACGGCACTGTTCAATATGCAGGATCAGGTGTACCAGGAGCTAATACAGGATCAGGCGGTAACGGCGGTAATGGGTGTGCATTAACTGGTTCTGACGTTATTCCAACAGGGTCAAGCATAAACGCAGCCTATACTATGACACTGGGTAGTGAAAATAGTTCAAACAGTTTTGGAAATAATATCCTGGTTCGTATTGCATTAGCAAGTGGCGAAACACTTACCAGTGTTAGTGTAGGAGTAGCAAGCTAATGGCATTGGCAGATAGCACCAAAGTAGATTTTCTTTGGAAAAAGCTGGGTTTTGGCGTTGCAAAAACTGCACCGCCTTCAGTTAAAGAAGCCTTCAACGAAAGCATTGCCTCTCCTCTATTAATGCGCGGCGACAAAGTTTGGCAAGAATCAGGTGATATACCTAGTGTGAAACCTAGTGCAACTAGCAGCATTGTACAAATATATCAAGATGCTGTAGGCGGTAGTGCAACCGTTGAATGTACCGAAGATCTTACTGCTCCTGACAACCAAACATGGAAAACAAACGCCACAGATTGGATACCAACTGAATTTGGATCTACCTATCTTGTAAAAGTCTACGTTGATGATGCAGGAGAAGCAGCACCACAAAGCACAGGAACACAGCTATTCCAAGCAGGATCAGGAAACGAAGATGGTTGGTTCTTTGACTATCAAGCAGGTGTTCTTAACTTTAATGGCGAAAATATTCCAAGTCAAATTGATACAGGTGTTACTGGCAAATCTATTTACATTGTTGGAGCACGGTATGTAGGGCCATTTGGTGTAGGCGGCGGCAGTTCTATTGGAAATCTAACAATTGTTGATACCACAATCAGTACAACAAATGCTGGCAGTGATATTATTCTTGAAGTTACTGGCAACGGAACAGTAAACATTGATACTACAACCGCACTGCAAATTGCAGTTGGAACTACAGCACAACGTCCTGTTGTGCCAACAACCGGTGATCTAAGATTTAATTCGTCAACTGGATTTGTTGAAGTTTATGATGGAGCAAGCTGGGACAATGTTGGCGGCAGCGAGTTTGGTACTATTACCAGTCAACAACTATCAGGAGACAATAGCACTGTTGCATTTACTCTCAATCAGTCTGCTAGCACAGCCGGTGTTATTGTCAGCATCAATGGTACTATTCAAGAGCCAACAAGCTCATACGCTGTTAGTGGTACAACAATAACGTTCACTGAGGCACCAGAAAGTGGTGACACCATTGAAGTAAGATTTATCAGTGCTGTGACCACAGTGTCCAGTATAACAAATGTTAGTGGTAACAATCAAATTGAAGTGTTAACAAATGGCATTGCTGACCTAAGCACAGTGCAAAGTGTACAGTTACCAACGTATACAGTAGCAGAAGCAGCTAATATAGCCAACGTAGCCAGTGGTCAAACGATATATGTTAGCAACGGCGATGGCGGCAATCCAACACTAGCAGTGTACAGTGTTGACAACTGGAAAAAAGTTGCATTTAGTGGCAATATCAGCGCCGCATGATACCACTTGAAACAAATATATCCATAAAATTAAAATATTGTTACTCGATAAATACGTTTATAATGTACGCTGGCGGCGATAAAGCCCAAGGGTGATTGTACCGCAGCTGATGCAACATTATACTAAATTACATGCTTTGGTATAATGGAGAACCTACAAAATGGCAATAACAAGAATTAAAAATAATCAGATCACTGATGCAACTATTGTTGCTAGTGCAAAACTAGTTGACGCTAGTATTAGCGCAGGCAAGTTAGCTGATAACTTAAATTATGGCAGTAACCTTACTGTCACAGGAAACTTAACCGTTAACGGCACAAGTACAACACTTGATACTGTTAATACACTGATTGAAGATCCAATCCTTCTACTTGCAAAAGATCAAACAGGATCTGCTGTTTTTGATATTGGTTTTGTTGGCGAACGCGGCGATGACACAAATATCGCTTGGATCTGGGATGAAGCTAACTCTCAGTTTGGTGCTGGATTTACAGCAGCAGACGGAAGCGGCAACACCATTACACTTTCAAGTTATGCAGATGCAAGAGTTGCTGACATCACAATGGTCAACTTGGCACCATCAGGTAACGTAACCACTGCACTTAATGCTTCAAGTACAATTGCAGCTGGAAGTTCTATCTCAGCAGTAACAACAATTACAGCAACAGGAAACGTTGCAGGTGGCAATGTAACTACAGCTGGTCAAGTAGCTGCTGATAATGCAGATATTACCAATGGCATTACTGCTGGTACAACTATTACAGCAACAGGAAACGTTGCTGGTGGCAATGTAACTACAGCTGGTGCAGTAGAAGCAACTGGATTAATTAGTTCAGGTACAACTATCACTGCAACAGGAAATGTTGCTGGTGGCAATGTAACAACTGCTGGTCAAGTACAAGCAGATAACATTGATTCAACAAATGCTATTGTTGGTGGTTCAACAATTACAGCAACTGGTAACGTTGCTGGTGGCAATGTAACAACTGCTGGTGCAGTGGCTGCAACAGGACTAATCAGTAGTGGTAGTACAATTACAGCAACAGGCAATGTAACTGGTGGCAATGTAAACACTGGTGGGCAAGTAGTTGCAACTGGTAACATTACTGGCGGTAACTTAATTACTACTGGTACATTTGAGTCAGCAAGTATTACAGCAACAGGTAATGTAACTGGCGGCAACTTGGTAACAGCAGGTGCTATCACAGATGGTGCTATTGTTATTGATGATGGTACAATTACAGGTGGTGTTGCAGGTACATTTAGTGGTCAAGTATCAGCTGGAACATTAACAGATGGAACTGCTACAATTACAGCTGGTGCAATTTCAGGTGCAACATCGGGTTCATTTAGTACAACACTTACAGCAACAGGTAATGTAACTGGCGGCAACTTGGTAACAGCCGCAGCCATGGATAGTGCTACTATCAACACCACAGGTGAGGCTACATTAGCAAGTGCTACCATAAGTGACTTAACAGACGGCCGTGTTGTATTAGCAGGAACTGCCGGTGCAATCGAAGACAGTACCAATTTAACATTCAATGGATCAACATTAGGTGTTACTGGAGCAATCACAGCAAGTACAACTGTAACAGCAACTGGAAATGTTGCAGGTGGCAACGTCACTACAGCAGGCCAAGTACAAGCAGATAACATTGATTCAACAAATGCTATTGTTGGTGGTTCAACTATCACTGCAACAGGAAATGTTGCTGGTGGTAACATCACAACAGCTGGTAGAGTGGATGCAACTGGCACAATAGAAGGCGGTACATTAACAGATGGTACTGCAAGTATCAACTCAGGTGCTATCACAGGTGCAACA